TCTTTTACCCAACTGTAAGTCCCGCTTGTGAACACACTTGCCGCTGCGTCAACCAGCGAAGTCTGCGACCCATACTGGTCGGCAAACGGCACGGTCGCGTTCTCGTAGCTCGCCGTGACCTCCGCTGCGGTCAGCGTCTTGTTCCAGAATCTTGTGCGATACAGAGTGCCGTTGAAATTAGCCGAACCATCATAAGACGATGCTAGTTTAGCATCCGCGCAACTGTCTATTGCGTGGCTTGCGCTAATGGTCGCCGTGCCGACTTGATTGCCGTTGTCGTAAAGAATCGCCGCCGTGCCGTCTATAGTGACAACTAGGTGATGAACCTTTAAGTCATCAAGCGGCGTAACTCCGAAAGTTTTCCACGATGTATTATCGTAAACCGCAAGTTTAGCACCCGCTGCAACATCAGTCCCAATGATGAAACGCCCACCGTTCCCAAAATCAACCAAATATTTGTATGCCGAATCGGCCCAAGCATCAGCTTGAGCGATGAACTCCATCGAGAACTTGGTTCCCAAGTCGGGCGGCGATGCAATGTCGATGAGGCCAGCCGCACCGTCGAAGTGGAGGCCTTGGCCATCAGACGCATTTACCAGTTCGCGGATGATCTCACCGCCGCTGGTGGTTTTTGGGGTCGTTAAGGTTGCACTCATGTTGTCTGGTATTCCACTACTTGAACCGTGAAGCTACTCCCCCCGGCATACACTTTCATTGCCCCCACATATCCGTCAACCTTCAGAAAACCCCCATCTCCCCCAAGGCTTGAGGAAGGTGCAGACATTATGTAGTGAGCGTTGGATGAGGTGGGCGTGGTGGCATCAAGGCGAACATAGATTTCGTCTGTGCCGAGATTCTGTAAAGTAATTGAGGTACGGCTTGAGTTTGAGCTTATTGCTTGCTCTGCGGTCTGACTGACCCTGCCTGTACCCGCGCCTGTCGGCGTAACATTATTGCACCAAAGTGGATTTGCCATTGTCTTATTCCTTCCTAAAAAATTCTATTAAAGATGGAGGGAAGGGGAATGAGCACCCCTCCCCCCCGATTATTGTTGTTGTCAGCTTATTGGGTTGTAACCCGTGCTATGCTGATCGCAGAGGTGACTTTTACGTCACGGCTCCAATCAACAGCATAAATGTCTGATCTGCTGCTTTCGTCCCGGTACTCACGCACCGCCGTTACACCACCACGGCCACCAGCAAAGGTTTTCAATGCCGAAGGATCGTAGATGGTTGGGCTTGCACTACGCACAAAGATGTAAACATCGTCGCCATTCACGAATGATTGGCTGCGTGTTTTACCTTCCTTGGTCGTATCGTATGCCATAGTGGACAAACGAATGTCCACAGATGGGTTGATAAGCATTGCAGATGCTTGCCCTTGGTTTAACCCAATAAGCGCTGCACCCGGTTGCTTGTCTACCACCTTGGCATTGTTACGGAAACGCCTCCAAGCCGTCATCCCCATAAGGATGGCGTTAGGAAGCTGACCCGTTGCCTTGGCGATTGACTCAATGAGATAATCAATCTGCACAACTGGGTCAACGGTAGCCGTACTCCAATGCCCCATAACAGAACCCGAACCACCTATGTCGGCAGTCGTGTCTGCGGATACTGCAGCGTTTACGGTGGTGATGACATGACGCTCATGCGAGAGCACGCTGCTCTGCACAAGGGTCTTGACCTTCGCCTGTTCCAAATCCAAAGGATTCAGAGTCCCGGCTGCGTCCCGCTCGGAATCATCAATTGTGATTTCCAAAGCTTGAGGCAGACAGTTATAGGTCGGCTCACTCACATCCATAAAGATGCGTCTTGCTGGCCCACCTACCCCGCGAGAGGTGTCGTGTATCTGAAAGGCATTCTTATCATCGTATGCCTTGTATTGCCCGATAGTCGCTGGCACCTGTACTTGAGGTGCAAGGAAATCGGCTGTCGCTGATTGTAAGTCGTTCAGAACCCCTGACGCATAATTGGTAAGGGTTGGATTGACTGATGCTTCTGCTCTTAGTCCCATAATATTTTTAGTCTCCTATTGAATTAGACCGCTGTGTAGGAATTAACCAAAGCTGCCTCAACCAATTCAGTTGCAGTTCCTGCTTCCATAGCCACTCCCGCTACAATCTTGGTGCTGGCGTGTGCCTTCCAAGTTCCATCGGTGTGAATCATTAAGTTTCCACCAAGGGCAACCGTGCCACTCAGTTTCACCTTTACCGTCCCGCTTGCCCCTGCCATAGAGGCAACCGTGCTTTTCCCTGCGGTGGTTTCTCCATCGAGAATCACACCGAAGTTTCCGCTGTGTGCTGTTGAAATTGCGGCTTCCCCAGCGACTATCTTGACGGCATACCCCTCTTTACCAGTTTGGTCTGCTGCCGGAGTTAGTGCGAAAATCGCCGCATCTCTTGTTAATGCTCCTGCCATAATGTTTTATCTAGTTGTGTGTGTTTTAGTTAAACAGTTGCGGTCTGTCGTATCGCGTGGCATCCCAAGCCTGTTCAAAAGATGAACCGTTTTTGGCTTGATACTCCTTGGCGGCACGCATCTGCGCTTCACCGTTTGTGTCCATTTCCCCGTCCTCCTGACGCTTGGCTTGCACCACACGCTGAAAGGCGGGATTCACGGGAAGTGCCTCCAACGCCATAATGGCAGAGGGGTCGTTATTCAAAATGGAAACCCACTTTGCTTTTACGTCCTCGTCCTTTGGCGGGATGCGCCCGTCCTCTGTAGCTTTGTCAACGGCAGCTTGAGCAGCAACTTCTTGCTCCTTCTTCTTATCGTCTTCCAATGCCTTGATTTTGGCTTTTAGTGTTTCGTTTTCCTTCTTCACTTCGGCCAGCTTTTCTTGAGCAGAGACTTCTTCCTTTTTCTTGGAATCGTCTTGGGTCAAGACTTCTTCTTTTTTCTTTTCTTCTATGATTTCTGCCATGTTACTGTCAGTTTTTTGATACTCACCATCGCTGGCAACTATCGGGGTTATGTCCTTGAACGCTGGCCGATTTACTAAGCCTCCCGCATTCAAAGTGGTGCCTTCAATCTCACCCTTTGAATTGAGCGTGAATGTCGGGCTAAATTTCCTGAAGTTCCTCCCTTGCAGGGCTTCCTCTCCTGCCTTTGTCCATTCGACCTTGGCACGAACTCCCCCAGCTTCGGGGTCTGCTCCTGCCCAGTAGAAGCCGGTTATCCACCCGCTTGCCTCTGAATCGTCATGGTTAAAGTCAATGAACACCTGTTCCTTGTCTCCTGCCGTTATAGTGGCAAAGGAGTTTTGCAGTAGCTCGGCAGTTTCAGCACCTACATCCACCGTCAACTCTGCGGGCTTCCCGTTCTTGGTTGCCGTGATGTTGTGGGTTCCGGGCGGGAGATACTGGATGTCCTCCGGTAAATCATCCCCCGGCAGCATGGTGCTGATGGCATGAACAATGTCCTGCTCCTCAAATCCCTTGGCCTTGTACTGGCTATTGCAAACCGCAAGCCTTTGGCCCTTGTCTGGAAATTCCTTTTTCATTGTATCGTTTGCCATGCAGCTTGAAACAAATTCATCTTTGGGCTCACCATTTGGAGTGGGTAAAGGCATTATGCTGCTTTCCTTTCCCCTATCGTTTTAACCCAATAAAGTGCCTCCTCATTAAACACATCTGTAATCTGCTTCTCTGTGGGGATGCTGTTGGGCCAAGGCTTTTGCGTGACGGACTTTTTGAGCAAGTAGTAAGGGGTGAACCCCGACTCGGCTTGCATTGTCGGTGTCTCCCTCTCTGGCACCTTTAGCCCCAAAGTCTTGTTTTCCCGCTTGGGCCGCTCGGTCTTGGGCAGCTTCCGCTTCGCCTCTTTCTTGGCGCTGAACTTCTGGCGCGGAACACTCCCACTAGACTTGTCTGGCTTCACCAAAAGCAGATTGCCCTTTTTGCTCTTGATGACAAACAGGTCAGGGAAACGCTTTGCCCTTTCATTATAGGCTTCTGCAACAAGCGGAATGGTGAGGTATTCCTTTCTCTTGGCCTTTATCGTTCCCCCCTTGATCTTGTGTTCAAGAATCCCAGCCTTATCAATCGCCACCACTACCTTCCCCGGCCCTTCCGGCTTGGGCGCTTGAACATTGCCCCCAATTCTCTTATTCCAAAAATTAGTTCTTTGTCCTCCCAGCTTGTTCTTTTCCCTGCCGTTCTTCTCCCGGTAAAACTTCTTGAGGTAGTTCGTTACGCCCCTTGCCCCAACGGTGAGAACATCCGTAAGCTCCTTGTCGGAGAACTTCAAACGATCAATGCCAGAGGGCAGTTCTACCTTGGTTGCAATCATACTGGTGCCTCCTCAACCTTGGCCAATGGGGAAGCTTCAAAGCGTTTCACCGCTCCGTTTACCATTGCTGCTCCCATGTTCCTCTCCATAGCGTCCTGCAAAACTTTCGTGTCCAGCTTGTCGAACAGTTCAGGCATCGTGTTTGCCGCCTTGGCAATTGCCCTAACAAAGTCCTCATCTGAAACGCTATCGTCCATCGCTTTATTCACCAACTGAACAAAAGCGGGTTTCACCGGGGCAAGCCACGCCTCGCTCACTCCCGTAATATCCTCCATCACATTGTTGAGCAGTTTGTCCCTTGGCCCCGGCTCTGCCCTTTGTGCGGCTTCTACCACGCCCTCCTTGGCGAACATAGGTGGCTGCATCAGGGAAGGCTCTGGCGGGGTAACAACTTCCTCCCCGGATTGGGGCATTGGCACATCGTGACGGTCGTAGAACCATTCCCGTGGCATATCAATACCGCTTCCCAAAAGTATCTGATCCCTCTGCGCCTCAAGCACAGGGTCACTTGGCCCAGCAAGGTCAGGGACAAGCTTGGGCATTTCAAAGGTGTCCCCGTAATTCAACTCACATAACGAGGTGACAAACTGTTCGTTCATCACATCCGCTGCCCAATCACAAACATCCTGCAACCTAGAGCGAAGCACATCTTCATGCACCTCGCCTAAAGCCCTGCTTCCAGAATCCCCAACATCGCTGGTTAAGGTTTGGCCAAGGATTGTTATGTCACAAAGCTTGTCGGCTATCTGAATGAAATAGCTTTGAGGGTTGTCCTGCCCTGACTTCCCTGCCTCCTTGAACTCCACCTGTGTCCCTGCCGGGAACGCTCCCCATGCAGCAGAACCCATGTTCTCCAGCATATCAGCAATGTCGTTCTTAATGTTGGCAGCAGCACCGGGGTCATAGGTCGCCCACCTCAATGGTTGACCAAACACTTGAGCAAAGTTAAGCAACCAATCCCGGCAGAAGTTCTGGCCGCTCCACCAATAGGCCAACTGCCTCAATAAGCCGTAGCCCATCGAGTTGCCTGAACGGTTCTTGTAGATGCCAATGAGGAACTTGTTCCTTGGGAACTCCTCATAAATGCCATCGCCTTGGGGGGAAAGCATCAGGTCAGTCTTGTCATAGGGGAAAGAGTAATAGCGGGGATGACAGAAGTAGGTTGACTTGGGACAAATCCCATCTGGCTTCACTTCCCAAAGGATTTCCTGCACGCTGAATCCCTTGCCCACCCCATCGCACAAATCATAGATGGCATTGCGGAAGCCGTTTGTTCCCTCAATCGGGTTGCCCTTCCACTCGTCAATTGCGTACTGAACAAAGTCTGCCTTCTCCTGCGCTGAATCAGTTGGGCGCTCCCCTCTCTCGGTGAATGGCATAACGGTGTAGGTTGCCCCTGCCGCTGCGCTTTTCAGTTCGTGAAGGTTCTTTGCCAGCCTAGCCCATGAGTCCTCCATCAACTCATACACTTGGTATTGCTGCCGAATATCCCCGTTTAAGGCTGCGCGGAGAATAGCAATAACATTGGCTGGGCTTTGTTTGCTCCCCAGCGAATTGCTATCCATCCGGTCACGGTTGTTGGGTGAAATCACCCGCTTACCTATGGATGATCCGTTCAGCCCT